TATCTGGACCGCGCCACGATCTCGCCGGACCAGTTCGCGGATGGCGTGGAACGCGCGGTCTACCGCGTGGCGTCCGATCCGGTCGCGGACGGCGCAACGTACAGCCTCGAGGACACGCGATGGCTATGCGGCGGTTGCATCGCCGGCATGGACAACGTGGACCGCGCGGTGGAGTCCATCGTCGAACGGTCCGACGCGGAACATTGCGTCGGCTGCGACTATCACGATATGGACTACATCGATGGCCGGACCGGCTGGTGGCTGTATCCCGAAGGGTGCGCCGGCTGCGGGATCGTCCGCTAGCACGCCTCCCGCCGATCCAAGAGACCCGTCCAACCGGACGGGTCTCTTGCGTTGCGCGGAGAAAGTTACGGACCCTCGCATACGTGAGAGGGACCTACCCTCTCGCCTCTCACGTTGCGATAGTCGTTTCTGCTCTAAGGGTCCGTAACTTTCGGCGGAGGCTTGCGGATCGGCCGGCGGACCGGCTATTGTCCGCCTTGCCTCCCGGCGCTCGAGGCGCTCGGTTTCTCGCAAGGCTTCCCGGCGAATCGCGGCGGGAGGCAACTAACAGCCTTGCGGCATACAGAACGGACAGAGCCTTGCACGTTGCACCCGTCGAATGGACCCGGTCTCCCGTATACGGATCGGTCCTGCTCGGTCCCGTTCAACGGGACGTGCTGGACCTCGTCCGACGACTCACGGAGAACGGACGGCGCCCGGAACTGACGCTGGCACGGATGGCGGAGATGATCGGCCGGCCAGCCTCGAGCATCGCTGACGCACTCGGCCGGCTGCGGGCGCTCGGTCTGATCGGCGTGGCCGCACGGATGGGCCGGACCGGTGGTCATCGGTTCTGGAGGGTGGCGGCGCCGGCACGGCGGACCCTCGACGGCGGACGCCATCGCCAGGCGGTCGCGCGGATCGTGGCGCGGTTCTGGCGTGACGACGACGGTTCCGACGCGAACGGACACGCGCCGGACACGTCGTCGCCGCGTGACGAACCGGCGCCCGTGCGAGATGATCGGCCGGCGGACCGGCCGTCCCAGTCGCCGGCCGGACCGCACGAATCGTTCGGAGAGATCATGCGGCGGAACGGCATCGGCGCGTGGATCGATGAGAAACGGCACGGCCGGCCGGATGGCGACCGATGACGGAGGACTACGTGTCCCTCTCTGACATTCGGACCGCGGAACTCGAGGTCGTCATTCGCCACATGGTCGATGTGCTGGACCGTGGCCGGTGGCCATCCGGCCGGCGCCTCGACACGGCGGAACGCCGGATCGTCGAATGGCATCTCGAGCTCGCACGCGTGGACCGTGCGGAACTGCGCGCGGATCGTGCCAACCATGCTCGAGCGTGACGACCGGTTCGCCGGCTGGTCCCGGCCGGCCGGTTCTACGATTGCCGCACTCGCACGCTGCCGCGGTTGCCGGGAGGCCATCGCCTGGTCCAGGACCGCGGCCGGCCGATCCGTCCCGCTGGACCGGGACGGACGCTCGCACTTCGACAGTTGCACGGCAGCCGCGGCGTTCCGCGGCCATCTCTCGAGGCGGGTCCGATGACGCATCGCCATCCGGTCGCTTGCGACTGCTGTACGTTCTGCGGCCATCCGCCGGCACGCCATCGCCGGCGCGCGGCGGGACCGGGCGCGTGTCGCGTGCGGACCTGTCCGTGTCTGGGATATGGCCGTCAACTGGTCCTCGATCCGGCGGACCCGGCGGACGCCGCGCTGCTGATCGAACTGGCGCCACGCCTCGAGGGACGATGACGCGGGACCGGATCGCCGGCGCGATCTATGCGGCGCTGGTCCTCTTTACCGTGTTCGTCCTCTCGGCCGCTGCCGCCGGTATGTGGTTCGGTCTGGCGTGGCGGTTCGTTTGGGTGACGGCGCCATGAGTTCGCCATACAACCGGCGCGCATGGCGGCGCGCCTCCCGTGCGATCCGCGGCCAGCCGTGCCATTGGTGCGGCCGGCCGTCCTCCCAGTTGGACCATGTCGAGGCGCTGGCGGAGGGTGGCGCCCGCCTGGACCCGGCCAACCTCGTCCCGGCGTGCCAGCCGTGCAACGCACGCCGCGGCGCGCAGACCGGCGCACGCGTGCGGCTGGGGATCGGTTCGCGGTCCCGCGCATGGTAGAGCTGCGGTCGCCGGAATGGGTCCGCGTCGGGCTGCGCCATTCGACCGGCGTGGACCGCGCGGCCGTCCGCCGGCTGGTCCACCATCTCGACATATTCCTGCCGCGCATCCTCGAGCGGCTGGACCGCGGCGTGTATCCCGGTCTCGACGATCCGCTGCCGCCTGGCGCACTCGAGGCGTACTGCCGCGATATCGCGGACGCCTACGGGTTCTGGTCGGATCGGGAACGCATCGCGCAGGGAGAACTCTGGCCGGAGGTCGCACGCGGCTACCGGTTGCCGCGTGCGTTCGGCGCCGGCCGGCAGGACAGCATGGTGCGGCTGGCACGCCAGCAACTCCACGCGTGTCCGACGTGCCTCCGCGAATGGTGACGCGGCGGGACGATGACGGGATACCGCCGGGACGGCTGGCGCTGATCGTGCTGGCCGCGCTGGCCATATGGGCCGTCGTCATCGCCGGCGGGTTCGGTCTGGTCGAGCTCGTTGGCCGGACGATCCGCGGGACGTTCCGATAGTGCGCGTGCTGGACCTGTTCTGTGGCGCCGGCGGCGCAGCGATGGGATACGCGCGCGCCGGGTTCGATGTGGTCGGCGTGGATATCGAACCGCAGCCGCGGTATCCATTCCCGTTCGTCCAGGCGGACGCCATCGAATACGGCGCAGAACATGGCGCGGCGTTCGATCTCGTCCATGCATCGCCGCCATGCCAGGCATACAGTCCGCTGCGGCATCTGCCGTGGTTGCGGGATCGGGTCTACTGGGATTCCCTGCCGCCGACGCTCGAGATGCTGGCCATGATCGGCCGGCCGTACGTTGTCGAGAACGTGGAACGCGCGCCGCTGGACGGACTGACACTCTGCGGCGCCATGTTCGGACTGGCGTGGCCGGACGGGACGCCGATCTACCGGCACCGGCGGTTCCTCTCAACAGAGTTCCTGCTGGCACCTGGCCATCCCAAACACTTCCGGTCCATCGCGCCATCGCCTACGCGCAACGCCAGCAACCATGCGAACGCGGCCATTCGGGAACGGATCGAGCGCGGGTTCGGTCTCAACAATGGCCGGGTCTGGGGAGGCCATCAGTCTGCGACGGCGGTAGCCGGGTCCGCGGTTGGCATCGAATGGATGACCAGTAAAGAGGTGGCGCAAGCGATCCCGCCGGCCTACACGGAATGGATGGGCGCGCAGTTGCTGCCGCGATTGGAGAGGGTGGCCGTATGAAGATAGGCGACGAGTTCACCCTGGACACGGAGGACATGGCCAACGGGTTCGACATACTGACGACGACCGATGACGACGGCCGGGGATGGATCGCGCTGCGGATCGTTGGCCATCGCGCCGCGCTCGTCATGCCGCCGGCCGTGGCGCTCGAGCTCGCACGCGGATTGATGGAACTCGCCGTCGATCTCGGCGCCGGCAGCGCGGAACGATATGTCGCGGACCGCCGGCATTGATCGAGGCGCGTTCTTTCTGTCCGCATACTGTCCGCCAGGTGCGCCGGCGGCCTCTCTCCCCGGGGTGGGCCGGAACCCGCCGGAACGAAACAGAACAAACGTTCTAGAGGACGATGACGGGTGAAACGGGACGGTCAACTCGAGTTGATTCCGGTCCGTGGCCGGAAACGCAACGCCAGCGCGGTGGAGGCGACCATCCGCGCACTCCGCGCGGACGGACGGCTGGACCCGGTCGATGCTGGACTGCTGGCCGCGGCGCGCAGCCTGGCGCGCGCGCTGGACGATGCGCCATCGCCATACGTGACGGCTACCGTGGCGCGGGTCCATCTCGAGGCGCTGCGATTGATGGTCGGCCGGCCAGCACCGGAGTCCGATGAGCTCGACGCATTCCTCCGCAGTCTCCAGCGCGACTCCCCGGTACGCGACAGCACGTAGCCTCGAGCGTCAGACCCTCGGCGGAGACGTGGCGCGCGTCGGCGCGGTCCTCGGCGCGCCACCGCTGCCGTGGCAGCGCCTCGTCATGGACACGGCACTCGAGGTCCTCGAGGACGGCCGGCCGGCGTACCGGGAGGTCCGCGTCACGGTCCCGCGCCAACAGGGAAAGACAGCCGGTCTGCTGCTGCCGATCATGGTCCACCGCGCACTCGGCGGCGTCGATGGCCGCGCGCAACGCATCCTGTACACGGCGCAGGACCGGAACCATGCGCGCGAGAAATGGGCGGAACACGTCGTCGTCCTGGACCGGTCGCCGCTGCGCCGGCTGTATTCCGTCCGCCGGTCCAACGGATCGGAGGCGATCCGCTGGCGGACCGGGTCCGTGCATGGCGTGACGGCTACCGGGGAGACCTCCGGCCACGGGTTTACGCTCGATCTCGGCGTCATCGATGAGGCGTTCGCGCAGACTGACGACCGGCTGGTCCAGTCGTTCCGGCCGGCGATGGTGACGCGCCAGGCGGCGCAACTGTGGATCGTCAGCACGGCCGGGACGGACGAATCCGTGTTCCTCCGCGAACGTGTCGAGGACGGCCGCGCCCGTGTCGAGGCCGGCGAACGGTCCGGCGTGGCCTACTTCGAATGGTCGGCGCCCGATGACGCCGCCATCGATGACCCGGCGACCTGGCACGCCGCCATGCCGGCGCTGGGATCGCTGATCGATGTGGCGACGATCCGCGCGGACCTCGACGCGATGGACGAATCGGAGTTCGCGCGCGCCTACCTCAACCGCTGGCGTCCCGGCGGAACTCCCGTGTTCCAACTGGCCGAATGGGTGGCGTGCCTCGAGCCGGCCAGCGTAGCCGCCGGCGAACTGGCGTTCGGCGTCGATGTGTCGCCGGACCGCGGCCATACATCGGTTGCCGTAGCCGCCGGCCGTGGCGACGGCCGTATCCATCTCGAGCTCGTTGAACGCCGGCCAGGGACCGAATGGGTCGTCGAACGCATCGGAGAACTGGTCGCGCGGCATCGTCCCGTGTCGCTGGCGCTGGACCCGGCCGGTCCCGCCGGCAGCCTCGTTACTGATCTGACGCGCCTCCCGTCCGTCCCGCCGCTGGTCCTCGTCAACGGCCGGCAGTACGCCGCGGCGTGCGGCGCTCTGTTCGACGACGTGGCATCGCGCCGGATCGCGCATCGCGGACAGCCGGCGCTGGACGATGCGGTGGTAGCCGCGCGCCGGCGCTCGTCCGGCGATGCGTGGCAATGGGCGCGTCCGTCCGCCGGCGTCGATCCGTCGCCGCTGATCGCCGCCACCCTGGCGCGCTGGGGATGGTCTACCGCGCCGCGGCTGGTCCCGACGATCTACTGACGGGTTCCTACGTCGTTTGACGTAGACACGTGGTGTATGGTCCGCGCGTGCTGGAGGGAATCGCGGCAGGGTGGCGACGGTTCCTAAGCGGCCGTCCCTCTGAGAGCGATCTCACCGGACAGATTCGCTACGCGGTCGAATCGCGCGAGCTCGTCAGCGCGGACTACGCCGCACTCCCGGCCGTGGCCAGGGCGCGCGCGCTGATCGTGTCGCTGGTCGCGCAACTCGAGCCGGTGGCGTGGCGGGACGGCTACCCTCTCGAGGAACAGCCGCGGATCGTGCTGCGACCGCAGCCGGACTCCACGCGGGACGCGTTCCTCGGGATGATCGCCGGCGAACTGTTCGACCGTTCGAACGCGTTCCTCTGGTTGCCGGAGTCCGGCCGGAACGCCGCCGGCTATCCCGATACCGCGGTGGTCCTGCCGTTCGACGAAGTGTCCGTGTCCTGGGATGAGTCCCGCCTGTTCCGCCGCTACCGCTGGCGGGACCGGGAACTCCGCGTCGGACGCGACCTCGTCCATGTCGAACTGCCTGGCCGGCGTCCGGGTGAACTGCTGGTCCCATCCAAGTTCGACCAGAACGCGGACGCGCTGGCGCGGATCGTCGGCGCCGAGATGTATGCGGCGGACTGGTTCGCCAACGGCGCGGTTCCGTCCGTGACGTTGAAGTTCAACGGAGACATGACGGACGCCAGGGCGGACGCCGCAAAGGCGCGATGGGTCGAAAATCACCGCGACCATTCGCCGGCCATCCTGCCGGCCGGCTGGGATATCCACGAAACGGGAGGCAACCCGGAATCGTCGCAACTGCTCGAGACCCGCGCCGCCGGCGTCCTCGAGGTCGCACGTATCTGGGGGATCGTGCCGGCGGAACTGCTGCTGGCGGAACTCGGCGGTTCGTCCCTCACGTACCAGAACATTGCCGGGATGCTGGACACGTTCGTCCGTGTCACCGGACAGCCGGAGTACCTGTCTCCGATAGAGGCGGCGTTGTCCGATCTCACGCCATCCACGCAAGTCGTCCGGTTCGAGCTCGGCGAACTGTTCCGGCTGGCGGAGTCCGACCGCGTGAAGGTCGAGGCGGAGGCCATCTCCGCCGGCATCCTCACGCTCGAGGAAGTCCGCCGCGACCGTGGCCGGCCGGTGGAATCCACGCCACGCATCCCGGCGGAACTGCAGCCGACGCCGCGACCGGAGGTCCCTGTCAATGTCTGACGAACTGCTGACGCGCGACTATGCGGGCGCATTCGAAGTCCGCAGCGAACCGGAACGCATCATCGATGTGCGGCTGCTCCGATGGGGAGAGACCGCGCAGACGCCGCAGGGACCGGAACGGTTCGCGCGCGGCGCGTTCCGTGGCGTCGATCCCGAAACCGTCACGCTCGAGGCCATCGGCGCGCATGGCGCGGAACCCGGCGTCCGCCTGGCCGGCCGCGGCGTGGCGCTCGAGGATCGGGAGGACGGACCCTACGCATCGTTTCGCGTGTCGCGGACCGCGGCCGGCGACGAACTGCTCGAGCTCGTCCGCGACCGAGTCTATCGTCGCGTGTCCGTCGTGTTCGAACCCGCGCCCGGTGGCACGCGGATCGGCCGCGATGGCGCCGTAGAGAGGACACGCGCCGTCCTGGCGCGTGTCGGAATCGTCGAACGCGGCGCCTATGCGTCCGCGCAAGTGCTGGCCGTAAGGAGTGCAACCGTGGCAATCGAACCGATCCCCGATCCCGTTCCCGATCCCGTTCCCGATCCGACGCCGGACCCGGTCCCGCCGGGAACCCGTGTCTCCCGCGTGACGGACCCGGACGTGCTGGGACGGATGGACGATCTCCGCGCGGAGATGGTCGGCCGCATGGTGGCGCTCGAGGGACGCGGCGCATCGTCCGGCGCGCATCCGCTGGCGCGGTTCGATTCGTTCGTCCAGTTCGTCGATGCCGCGTACGCCGATCCCAACATGGGCGCGCTGCTCGGTCGCGCGCTGGTCGATCAGATCACCACGGACAATCCCGGCGTCATCCCGCCGTCATGGGTCCAGAAAATCTCGGGGATCGTCGAACGGCCGCGGCCGGCGATCCAGGCGACCGGCGGACCGGCGTCCCTCGGCGCGGAGGGAATGGAGCTCGACTGGCCGTACCTGGACCCGGCGCTGGACCTCGACACGGTCGTTGCCAAGCAACTGGCGGAGAAAACCGAGATCGCCAGCGTGAAGGTCCGCATCCTCAAAGGCGCCAACGCCATCGAAACGTACGCTGGCGGGTCCGATGTCAGTTACCAGTTGATCCGCCGTTCCCGGCCCGCGTATCGGGAGGCGTACATTCGCATCCTGCTGATGGCCTACGGGCGCGCCACGGAGGCGGCGTTCGAAACGGCGCTGGCCGCAGCCGCCGGCACGCCGCTGGTCCTGGCGGCGGACGCGAACGCGGACGCGGTCCGCGCGTTCCTGTTCGCGGCATCCTCGGCCGTCGATGACGCCACCGGTTCGCCGGCGACCGTCGATCTCGTCAGTCCGGCGGAGTTCGCACGCCTTGGCGGTCTGCCGGGTCTCGTCCCGTCCGCCTACGGCACGTCGAACGTGGCCGGCACGGCGCAAGCCTCGACGCTGGCGATCAACGTGTCCGGTCTCCCCATCGTCCGCGCGCCGTTCCTCACCGGCAGCACGCACATCGTGACGAACGGAGAGGCGGCGCGCTGGCACGAGGACGGACCGTTCCCGGTCTCCGCGGAGGACGTGGCCAAGTTGGGCCAGAACGTGGCGGTCTGGGGAATGGGTACGGACGCGATCTACGCGCCGGCCGGCATCGTCATCTCGACGCTGGTTGCCGGCCGGAGCGCCTCGAGCTCGTCCAAGTAACGGCGCGCCGTGACGGAATGGGTAACGGCTGACACGATCCTCCGCCGCGCCGGCGCGCCAGCCGCGCCGCCGGCGGATGATCTGGAGTACGCCGAAATCTGCGCCGCGGCCGTCAACGCGGGTCTGGACGAACGCCTCGACGGTGTCGAGGTCCTCGTCCCGTTGCCGGCGGAACTCGTTCTGGTCGCGCAACTGGCCGGCGTGGAAGCGTACAAGCGCCGGGAGGCTGTCTTTGGCGTGACAGGGTACGTGGACCTCCAGGGCGCCGCGGTCCGCGTGGCGCGCGACTATCTGGACGGCTGGCGTCCCGTCATCGCGCGGTACGCCACCCTCGGGATCGCATGACCAGCCGGCTGGCCGCATCGCGCGCGCTGCTCACAGCGGCGCTCGAGGCGGCCGGCATCCCGTATGCGACGACCGGGAAATGGAACGCGCCGTGCGTCCTGCTCGAGCCGGGAGACCCGTGGGCCGGCGTGGAACTGTCGCTGGGACAGAAACGCGTCGGACGCTGGCGCCTCACGCTGGTAGCCGGCCGCGCAGACTCCGCCGGCGCGTTCGACGTGCTGGCGGAACTGGTAGACCGCGTCGATGCGGCGCTGCTGACGGTTCCCGGCGTGCAACTCCCGACGTATGCCAGACCGTTTGACACGTCCCTCGATGGCGCCATGTACGCGGCCACGTCCGCGACCGTCCAACTACTCACGCCGCAGCCCACGGAGGTTCTCCCATGACGACGCCACTCTTTATGCGGGACGTGTCCCTCACGTTGAAACTGCTGACGGGAACGCGTGTCGAGTTCAACTGCGACGCGCATACCGCGGAGATCGTCGCGGAACCCGGCGACACGAAGGAATACCAGACCCTCTGTCCGTCCGGTTCGTTCTCCGCGGCCGGCAAGTCAACCTACGCGTTGCACATCGTCGCCGCGCAGGACTGGTCCGCCACGGGTCTGGCGCGGTTCCTCTGGGAGAACGCCGGCCAGTTGGCGGAGTTCCAGTACCAGGCGCACGGCGCCGCGGTGGCACCGGCGGACGCAACGCCGGGGATGACCGGGACCGTCACGCTGGTCGATCCGTCCTACGGCGGAGAGGCTGACGAATACGCGGAACTGGATGTCGAGCTCCCGTGCCAGTCCAAGCCGGCGCTGGCAACGGCCGCATTCCCGGCGATGGCCGCGGCCGACGCGGACGCGGACGCCATCGCTGCCGCGGAGGCGTTCGCCGCCGGGGAGTCTGCCGGCGCGGCAGCGTAGCCGTGGCCAAAGGGTCCGGCGTGACGATCAAGGGCGGACCGGAGACCGCGCGCGCGTTCGATCAGTTGTCCGACGACGTGCGGGACCTGGCGCCGGAGTACGCGCGCGTCATCGCCGCGCGACTCCCCGGCGTGCGATCCCGCACGCCGGTGGCCACGGGAGAACTGGCCGCGTCCTGGGACACGTCCGCAGAATCCACCGGCGGCAGCATCCTGTCGCCGCTGGCGCACGCCGGCGTACACGAATGGGGCAGCGCGGCGCGCGGCATCACCGCGTCCGCGATGGTCCGCCAGACCCTCGAGGCGGAGGCGCAGCAACTGGCCGACGAGCTCGAGGCGGGAATCCTCGAGCGTGCGGAGAAACGAGGCTTTCGCATTGATTGAACCGCGAACGGTCGTCGTCACGGTCGCCGGCATCAAGGGTCTGACGATCCTCGAGGTGGCGCGCGCCTCTGTGCTGGCCGGCGTGAAGCGAACGGACACGGAACGGCTGATGCGGACCATGCTGGACCCGGACGCGGACCCGGCGGACCTCGAGCGCGGCGCCACGCTGCTGTACGCATGGTCCCTGCAGTTGGAACGCCGGATCGATCCGACGCTGACATGGGAGGACGCGCAGACCTGGCGCGTCGTGTTCGACGTGGAGGCGACGGAGGCGGACGAACTGGTCGAGGCGGAGGCGGAGGCGGTTGTCGAGGCGGCGCGCGTGTCCGGTCTGCCGCCACGGGAGGCGGGAGAACTGACGCTGGCGCAACTGGGACACTACGCCGCGGCCGGATCGGAGCGCCGGTAGGGTGGCGGTCGGACTGGTCGTCGATGTCAAAGGCGACACGTCGAACCTCGACGCCGCGCTGGGGAAGTCCAAAGGCGAGGTTGGCGGGTTCGCAAACGTCCTCGGCGGTATCCCGATCCCGGCCGCAGCCGCGGCCGGCGCGGTCGTCGGCGCAGCCGTGGCCATCGGCGAACTGACGGTCGCAGCCGCTGCGGATCGGGACGAACAGGCCAAACTCGAGAACGCCATAAAGGCGGCTGGCGCGGCCACGGAGACCAGCACGGCGCAAGTCGAGGCCGCGATTGCCGCCGGCCAGGAAATGGCGTTCACGGACAGCGAAACGCGCGCGGGTCTCGAGGCGCTCGTCACCGCTACCGGGAACATGACGGAGGCCACGGACCTGATGGCGCTGGCGCAGGACGTGGCGCGCAAGTCCGGCGTATCCCTCGAGGACGCGTCAAAGGCCGTGGCAAAGGCGCACGCCGGCCAGGATGGCGCGCTGCGGAAACTGCTGCCGGGGATGAAGAAACAGACCAGCGCAACGGACACATTCGCGGAGGCGGCGCGGCTGGCATCGGGCGCGGCCGATACCTATGCGAGCTCGTCAGAGGGAATGGCCGCAAAGGGCAAGGACGCGTTTGGCGAGATCGGGGAAGAGATCGGGTCCGCGTTCCTCCCGATCCTCGACGAGGTCCTGCCGGCGCTGCTACCCATCGTGAAAGAGTTCGGGAAACTGGTATCGGCGGTCCTGCCGCTGCTGATCCCGCTGGTAAAGGTGCTGGCAAAGGTTCTCGGCGCCGTGGCCAGCGTGCTGTCGAAGGTCGTCGGATGGGTCGTCAAACTCGTTGAATGGCTGGCAAAGGCCATGCGAAAGATCGGCGGGTTCCTCGACGCCATCAACCCGTTGAAGAACATCAGCCTCCCGTCCCTGCCGTTCCTCTCGTCCGCGCCGGCCAGCGCCGGCGGCGCCAGCACGCGCGGCGCGCCACGCGCCAGCGCCGGCGCGTCATCCGTGACGATCAACGTGCATGGCGCGCTGGACCCGGAGGCGACCGCGCGCCAGATTCGGCGCATCCTGGCCGGCCATGTGACGCGGACCGGGTCCATCGTCGCTGCGCCATGACGCGTCCGGTTGCCATCGTCACCATCGGCGCCGGCGCCGATCAGATCGAATGCCAGGTTCTCCGCGCCTCGATCCTCCACGGCCGCGACGACGCGCTGACGCAACCGGTGGCGTCCTCCGCCACGCTCGAGCTCGTTGGCGAACTGCCGGCCGCGGCCGTCATCGGCGCGCGCGTCATGGTCGAGGCGGAATACAGCGCCACGAAACGCCGGACCCGGTTCGTTGGCGAGATCACGGACCGTGGCGTGTCCTGGGATGACGTGGATATCCCGACGCCGCGCATCATCGCGGTAGGGGATATCGGCCGGATCGGCCGGCGGGTTGTCGGGGATGCGCCGTTCCCGGTGGAACTCGAGGGAGAACGCGTGGCGCGCATCCTCACGCTGGCCGGGTTCCCGCCGGAACCGCTGCTGTCCGATCCCGGCACGGTCCATGTGCTGGCGCGGGACGTGGACCGGCAGCCGGCGCTCGGTCTCGCGCACGCCACCGCGGAGGACGGCGGCGGGATGGTCTGGCAGGATCGGGAGGGACGGGTTCGTTACGCGGACGCGCAGCACCGGCGCGGGATCGTGGACACGCTCGAGGTCCAGGCGTGCGATATCGGGATCGGCCTGGAATGGTCGGAGACCCTCGAGGGTCTCGTCAATGACGTGACGATCCGGTACGGGCCGACGCCGGAGGGTGGCGAACAGCCGGAGGTCCGCGCCAGCGATCCCGACAGCATCGCGGAACGCGGGACGTTTGCGGTCTCGACGACGACCGCGATTGCGAACGTGGAGGACGCGAACGAACGCGCCGGACTGATCATCGCGCGGTATGCGCGGCCGGCATGGTCCCTCGGCGGTCTCGAGCTCGACATGGACCTGCTGGACCTCGTCCAGACAGAGGACGTGCTGACGCTGGACGTGCATTCGCTGCTGTCCGTCACCGGTCTCCCCGAATCGTCGCCGCAGACCAGCGCGGTCCTATGGGTCGAAGGATGGGCGGAGATCATCGATCCCGGCGGATGGGTCATCGCATTCAACACGTCGGACTACTGCCGGACCGCCGCGGCGCCGTTCTGGGACGATCTCCCGCCGGCCGTGACATGGGACAGCATCGATCCCGTGCTGTCCTGGGACGATGCGCGTTGTATGCCACCGGAACCGCCGCGCGGCCGGTGGAATGACGTTCCCTCGTCCGTCCGCTGGGATACCGTCGATCCGACGACCACATGGGACAACTGGCAATACTGAGGTTCTGACATGACGACCCTAACGACGCCGCTGCTGTCCCTGCCGTATCCCGATGGCGCGGAGCGCGTCATGGATGGCGACAACGCCATCGGCGCGCTGGCCGGCGCCGTGGACCCGCTGCTGATCGGCGCCGTCCAGCCGTGGGGTGCGGTGGCCAGCGGGACCGCGTCCGCGAACGTCCCGATTGCCGCCGGCGCGCGGCTGCAACTGACCGCACTCCCCATCGGCGGCGCGGCCACCCTCACCGGCAACGCGCTGGTTGTCGCGCGGCCAGGGCTGTACCTCGTCATCGGTTCCGGTACGGCCGGTCCCGGCGCGGTCGGATCGAACGCCAGTCTGCTGTTGCGGCAGGGATCGCAGACCCGCGCCGGCGCATCGCCTGGCGTCATGGTCGGCGTTTCCTCGCGCTGGGAGACCTCCGCACTCTGTATCTGCGCCGCCAACGACGAGCTCTACCTACAGGCGGAGACCGCGTGGAACTTTTTCGTCCTGCGGTTCCAGATGGTCCGGCTGGGAGATGCGTTCCGGCTGGGAACGCTGCTGGCATCGTTCGACGAGATGCGGGAGGCGGACGGGATGCCGCCGGCGGGAGAATGACGGAACCGCAGACCGCCGCATACCGGCCGGCGCCAGTCTCGCAGCGGGACGGATCGTCCCTCGCCTCGAGCAACTGCCGCATGGCCAGCATCGCAACCGGCCTGGAGTATGAGGACCACGCGAAACATTCGACCGGGTCCAAGATGCGTTCCTACACGGCCGACCAGTCCGGCGGGACCGACTCCGGCGATGCGCGCGAGGCATGGTTGGACGGCTACGGAGAGTCCCTGTCGATCCGTGACGGCTACACGTTCGACACGCTGCTAGGCGATCTCCGCGCCGGCCGCATGGTGCATATCGATGTGTGGCACGCATCGTGCGGGTCTGCCGCCGGAATCTGTAAAAGCGGGTCCGGTGCGTATGGCCACACGATGGCGGTCCTGCCGGACTACACGTCCTCGGGATGGCTGGTCGCGGACCCCTGGTGTTCACCGGCGAAATGGGGACGCGTGCCGGAATCCCAGTTGCGCGCCGGCGCGGAGGAATGGGGACGCCGGGTCTACGGCGCGTCCGTCCTCGAGGCGGACTATCCAACCGGAGGCGATGGGACCATCGGTCCGCCGCGGGACGTGCTGGCGCTGCGGATCGTGGCGCGGATCGTCAAACGGTTGATGGACCGCGCCTATCCTGGCCGGGAGGAAACGGAACCGGCGCCTCCGACGCCGCCGGACTGGGGAGACACGGGAGGCGGACGGCCGATCCTGTACACGCGGACACGCGCCATCGCACCGGAGGGAACCGATATGGGTCCAGCATTCCAGCCTACGGGCGCCGCCATCGGCGTGGCGACCGTGACGAGCTCGGACGCGAATCTGATTGCGACGACGGACGGCGCATACATTCCGGTCTCCGCCGGCTACGTGCGGAACGTGTCCGCGCTGGTCGTCCTCACGGATGGCAAGTACTCCGGCGAGGACGCCTATCTGGTCTCCGCCGGCGGAGGCGACTCCGCGCTGCTGCTGGCGTCCCTGGCGGAGTTCGTCCCGGCCGATCCCGACACGGACCCGGACCCGGATGGCGAGTACCAGCGTGGCCGGTCCGAGATGTGGGCGGAATGGGCGGAGGGTCTGGGAGTCCCAGACCAGCCGTAGGCGTCCGTGGCGTCCCTCTGGGAACTGGCAGCAATGGCGCTGGCGCTGGTCGTCGCCGGCGGCGTCATCGTGGCGCCAGGGCTGTCCACGGAGGAACGCGCAGCCGCATTGTCCGCCATCGTCGGCGGGATGATCCTGGCCGGCACGCTCCGACGCCGGCGCCGGCGATAGTGTGCAACCGCGGACTGGCGGGATTGCCGGTTCCGCGCATATGATCGGGAGGCGTCCCGCGCGACAATAGGGACACGGAACGGGACGGCTGGTCCCGACACTCTGAGAGGAAGCCTTGCAATGGACTATGAGATCGATAGCCGCGATCCCCGCTACGTAATCGCCATCGACGCGCACGCGGCGCGGCAGGATGCGGAGATGGACGAACTGTGCATCTGCGGCCATCCCGACCGCCGGCACGATCCCAGCGACATTCCCGGTGCGAACCGGCGCTGCAATGGGACCGGCGCGGAACTCGACGTGGAGTACGGCATCCCGGCCGATGAGGCGTGCGCGTGCCGGTACTTTGAGGCGCAGCGAT